TATTTGGTATCTATCTCCTACGGAAAGTCCATTTTGATAATACTTTGCATTTTCCATTGTGTTATGGAAATAGTAAAATGCTTTTGATATACTCTCTCCTTGGGAGTTTATAACTCCAGAAGTTCTAACAATTAAATCTACAGTGTTTTCTTTTGGGTATCCATAGTTTATTATTTGAGGGGGCCCAGGAGGACCTACAACTAAACCAGGAGGCTCATCCCCAGGGCCTGATGGTTTCTTGGTCTCACTTAAATCATAATCAAATGTTGAGTCGGTATAAATAGTAGACAGATCATCTGTTTGATCAAATTTACCAGAGTCATACTCTAACCCAACTAAAGAATATGTGCCGTCTCCATTGTCTGACTTAGATAATAATTGAAAATCTTTATGCTTAAACTCTTTTGTTTCTCCAGCTTTAGATTCTCCATGAAGTAGAAAAATAGCACCTTCTCTTATTTTTTGGGTTCCTGTGCATCTATCAGCCCCGTTTCTGATGTTTTTTAAAACTCCACTCTGAAGAGTATAATCATTAAAAGTTTTGTATTTCGCTAAATTGCTGATAAAAGAATCTTGATTAACAAGAGGGTTTTTTAAAAGCAAATCTTCATCTTCGTCGGTCAATATCTTTGTTCCAGAAACTGTGTTTTCAAAATAGTTATTGAGCGTTGTGTTGTTGGATACATTAGAATTAATAGGTGTTTTCGCCCAAGATCTGTCTCCATTATCTTGCCCTCCTATTTGATGCCCATTCCTGTGTATAAATTCTTTGTATTGATCATTGTCTGTATTGAAATCTTCGCCAGGTATCAGAAAACTCATACTGGTATAATTATAGTTCCCAGTATCTATTTGTTGATCTAATAAAATAAAATTTTTACTTACATTGTTTTTTGACCCTTGTACGAATTTTACTTTACCACCTACTCTAAAACCGCTTCTATTTTCATCATACACCGAAAAAACTTCTCCTGGTTCTATGTATTCCGCCTGTCTGTCGGTCACAAAGTTGACTGTTTCTTCTTCTAAGTTTGATGTTAGTAAAATCCATCTCCCTAACCTTAAAGCTTGGTCTCTAGACGTACACCCTATAGCACTGGTTTCTTTTAGAAGTATCCCATATCTTATAATTCCTTCTGGATCTTCTATATATTCGTATTTCGGCAAAAACGAATCATCTTTATCCTTATAAGCAACTTTTACAGCTGTAAATTTTGTGTGGTTCGGAGTTCCGCTATATCTAAATGAACCGTCTGCTACATTTTCATTAGTGAAATTTAAAACAGATTCTTTTAAACTATTTATAGATACAAAAATTTCTAAATTATTAAAATAAGTCATCCCCCTGAATATGGAAGATATTTCATTTATTGTTTGATATGCATCAGCTGCATTTTGTAATAGTATGTTACAAGAGAACCTTCTTTCTTTTACAAAATCAACCCCGCTACTGTCGGACATTGAAGTGCTTACTAATTCATCGCAATATTTTGCTATTTTAAACAATTCCCATTTATCTATATTTACATCTTTTATGTATTCACCCAACCCATACCTATCATTAGTAATTAAATCATAAAGTATCCATGCAGGATTATCTGTCCATTCTAGCTCCGCTTTAAAGTTGCCGTCCCATATTCCCTCGTGCCTTTCTGCGCTGGTATGCTTACTGCCTTTAGGTCCGTAAGTAGAGTGGTAAGCTCTTTTTCTTGTAGGACCATCTTCCCCTATTTCTTTTTCTATATAGTTACTGGGGACCTTTACTTTTTTTAATTTTAAATGAAATGATCTTTGAGGTGGACTGCCAAAAGATTCTGCACTCACTTCTGAGGCGATTAATGCTGATGAAGGGTATTTAAAATTTTGATCTATTATTTCAGTTACAGACTCTAATGCTCCAGCAAATTTTGATTTAAATGAAGTCGATGCTTGAGTTATGTTTCTTATATAAACTTGTCTAGGTCTATTTTTCTTAAGATCTTTAACATCTTTTAGTTTTAAAAAAACATCTTCCCTGTAATTTGATAAAGCTAAACCTTCTACATCTACAAATAAATTGTGTTCATTTACTCCATCGTCTATGATTGCCCCTGTTGTGCCAGCAGGAAGGCTCCTATGCACATATCCAGTTATATCTCCCCATATATGGAAAGCTCCTTTATTTGGTTTTTGCTCTCCTTCGGAATCAATACTGTAACATTGACTTATACCTAAAGTAACACCAAGCCAATCTACATCCTGGTCTATAACTGAATGAGTGCCTTGAGATAAAAGCTTTAAAGCTTGTCCGTTCGGTTGTCTTTCAACAATAGTTTGATTGTCTAAATTTACATTTTTAGGTATCGTTTGAGATGCATAAGAAAAATCCTGTAGCCAATAAAAATTATCTACTTGAGTGGAGCCGCAGCCACACCCTTGTCCCGTAAAAAATGGTTGCTGGTGTGCATCGCCTTTTTTATATGCCAACTGTATGTTTCTGAAATTATACTGACCAAACGGATCAAAATCATTAGTTTGTTTTATCGGCACTTCGTTCAGGTATACTGCTTCGAGTATATTTTGCCCTGAAACTAGTTTTCCAGTTTGGTTGCAAAACCCCTCGATTGGACCTTCGCATATAAGGTCTAATGCTTTTAAGAAAGAAGTGGATTGCAACTTTTCTCTATCTTCTGCTGATGGATTAAACTGACCAGTGATTGTTCTAAAAAACAATCTTGGTTCAGTGTTAGATGCATTAGCGTCAATAGTAGCCATAATTTATATTTCTGAATATTGATCGATGCTTATTGCACCAACTGTATTGCCGCTTTCATCAACAGTTTGACCCGCAACACTATCAAATGCATTCAACCTGCAATTCATTATCGATGAAGATATTACATGACTCCCTACCCTTAATCTTCCATAACCCAAAGGTACTGGGGCTCCTTGAATTGTATTATTAAGAGGTCTTGAAAATATATAAGAACTGGTGTTTTTTGCTGATGGCCCTTGTGGTTCCGTAGGAGGCGGTGGGGGGTCCTCCATCAATCCCCCTATAGCTCCTTGAAGAAAAACAGCAGCACCAATTTCAAAAAGCACGTCTCCAGTCCAGGATATCAGATTACCGTACCATGTATCACCCATTGATTCCCCCCAAGCGCTTAACCCTGCACCCACACCCATACCCGCTGCGCCGTACATCATGTAGTCTCCGTTTTGGTCTTTTCCTTTTATTCTGGGAAAAAAATGCAAATCTTTTTTATTTTGAATGTTAACTCCCATTTCTTCGGAGCACATAACTGGAACTTTATCTATATAAACCCTGTATTTTATATTTTGATTTTCTTTATCTGCAATGTATTTGAAAAAACCATTAGTGTTCGCGTCTATTGCCCTCAAGGCTTCGTTTGGAGTTTTTATATTTAAACTCCACTCCTTGCCAAACTTCTCTCCTAACTTGCCATGCAAAAAAACATTCATATCCTTATTCCTTAATATAATTTACACTACAACAGCCTTTTCTTTTTGAAAAAAAGAATTAATTTTGTTATGTCTTTTTTTTGACGGGTTGTAAAAGTTTATATTATTTGTTTTTAAACTGTAAACTATCATAGGTATATCCAGCTCGTCAGAGATGCCTAAATCTTCTTTTGAGAAAGTCTCGTCCCCCAAAACATGAGAATGAAAAATAGATATTATTTCGTAATTCTTGAAAGCGAATAGATATTCTTTATTTGATATTTCAAAATTAGTTTCTTGATTATCGGAAACATTTTCACATTCTACTGTTAAATATTTTTTATTTTTTTTTAAAATAAAACCGCAAGCTTCAAAAGGTTTCTTTCTTTCAGATATCAGCTTTATTTGATCGATATTTTTTTTTGTCATTAAAAAATTCTACTACCTGGGAAACCTCCAAAAGGAATACCTTCCCCCCAGGAGGTTGGAAACCTTAATTTACACCCAGTTAAAGTTTTTGAGCAAGCATCTGTTACCCACTTTTTAGTATTGACCGAGGGTTTTGTTTCTGTAGTTGACGCGTGATCCTCTGTGCATATATATACAACATTCCTAGTGCCATTGCCCTCTTGTGTAACTAGATAGACCACATCTTGCTTAACATAGTTTTGACCTTCTTGCCATTTTCCTTGTGGTGTTAAGGAAGTTTTATCAAATTTAACATTATTGTAATCCGCACAAGGGTTGCCGTTATAACCACAATTTTTTCCCCTATATTTCCATGTGCAATAGTTGTTTATAATTTGCCTTCTTGGCAAGGTTGCACCTTCTAAATCTAAAGCATTTGACAGTTCAAATTCAACAAAATATTTATTCTCTTCAATTTTTTGATTTATATACCAAATATCAGGTCTTAATGTAGAAGTTGGATCTGGATTAACTCCAGCCTGAGACCAATAATCCCTTTCGTTATCGTAGTCTAGGAAATTTTCTTTATCAAGAAATCTTAAGAAAGTTCTTTTTCTTACCACTTTAGCTTTAAGCATATCATCTTTTCCTATTATGTATCTAGATAAAAACCCCGAAAAATTTATTATTTTTATCTTTGGCCTCTGAAGTCCTCCGTCAGACCTAGTACTGAAATCGGAACCTTCGTGCGGTATATAAAAATACTCTTTACTATCAAAGAATAAGGAATAGAACATATTATTAACTCCTCCATGAAACCTTATAACTTCATCAGTATTTGCTATTTGAGATATTTCCCAAAAAGTAACCATTAAACTTTTACTATTTGCAAAAATTTCTTGATTTATGCTTTGTGTTTTTTTGAAAGACATGCTTTGTTATAATAAATTGTTATTAGTTATTTTCGATTAATATCCCCAATTATATCTTCTTCTGATATAATCTTCTTCTATTCTTACTGTTAAGTCGTTTGAGTTTTTATATAAATACGTATGCTCAATATTAACACAGAAAAAGTTTAATGTTTTTTCTTCTGGTTTTTTTAGGGTGAATGTGAATGTTTCATGCCCTTGTTTTGAAAAAAAGAATGATAATAGTTTTAATAATATTTCATCAGTAATTCCGTTGTAGCTTAATTCTAAATTTGTTACCGACCTATTTACTCCACCCTTATCGTCAAAAGCTCTTGAACTTGCAAAATTAAACCTTGTTAAATGAAGGGGCTCGTCCCTCGTTATGGCATAAGAAGGCTCTATGTCTAAATGATATTTAGAAGAGTATTCATCTATTATATCTTTTTTGTGTTGCGGCATACTGTTTATTTTTAATAAATTTTTAACAGAAAACTGTGAATAATCTTGATTTATAAAATTTAAACTAATGTTATTATGATCTATGTATTGATGCTCTATATCTATGTTATTACAAGAAAATTCTTGAGAAAAATACGGCTCAATAGAATATAAAGATTTGTATGAATTTTGTTGGGAAAGTCCTGCATTAGCAGTTGGTTGAAATATAAATTTTTGCCCACCTTCTTTAGATTTTATATAATTTATAATATTTTCTGATTCTAAATCCCCCCTGCTTGAGAAATTCAAATTAAGACTAATAGCTATCCTATTTAAGACGCCGCCTTGATTTGAGTTTGTGTAATTATCTCCGAACTCCTGCATGTTAGAATAAAAACCAACAGATACCGAAGAGCCATACGAAGGTATGAAATTAAAAGGATCTTCGTATTCAAAATTTTTCAACACATTATCGACCTTAGAGCCCGTAACGAATTCTTTATATGTATTATAATTTGCAGGGCTAGCGTTTGTGGGTTCGCTATAAAAATCTTTTTCTAGATTCCAAAATTTACCGCTATTAAACATTATCTTAAGCTCTCCATAACTTCCACCGACCCAGCTAGTAAACCATTTGATGAGATAGATAAATTTTGAGAATTTATTATTCCTTTGCACTTTAAGGTTTGACCTCTTGCTGCATAATCTATATTTCTTGGTGATACTGTTATTTCACCGAAATCTCTACCTGAAAAATTTATAACAGAACCAATGTTTTCTCCTCCTACGGACATCTTTCTTCTCACGGTTCCATATCTCACATCTTCAGGAAACTCTGAACCTATTACATAATTAGGTGTTCTTTCGCACTCAACATCATAGTTTATTGTTTGAGGGAAATCTATTCCAATACTATTTTGGTTGAAGTTTAATAATTCTGTATAAGCTCCATTAGGCAGCCCAGTAGATGCTCCCCCAAACGATCCAGTCTGTGTTAACCCCCTGTACCCGCTATATATAGAAAAGCTAGCGTTAAACTCAACAGGTTTATAGGCTTCTATTTTTATGGAATAATTGGATAGATATGCTCCAGAAAATTCTATACCACAAAACCTGCCAGAGCACGAAAAATCTCCAGTTAGATTTCCTATAAAATCTTCTTTTCCTGTTATGTAATAATTAAAATCAACAGAAGCTGAAAGTGGAGATGATGCGGCATAATACCTCAACTCTCCACCGTAAACTCTTTCTTCCGTTGAATTAGATGAAGCCGAAAGCCTAGCGCTTTTTGCAAATATTTTTTGTTGATTGATTTCAACTTCACATTCTTGATGTCTTATGTATTTCATCTGTATATTATACTTGGCTTATGTCTTGAAACTGTAGAGTAATTTAACTTTACCTTAGTATTGTTATCTGCATCTGTTGAAAATTGTTCTGATAAAAGGTGAGCATCATTGAAATTGTATTCTATTTGTCGGTCTTGGCTACATTGATCCCTTAAAATAACTTTAATATCTTCGAAATGTATTCCTGTCTTCATGTAATCATATACGGATCTAGTTTGATAATCATCAACCTCTATTTCTATAGAAAAATTTTGTCTAATAGGAGTTCCTAGAACTACCTCACACGGAAAAATAGACCCTATTTTATAAACAGGACTATGATCTAAGTTCATAGAAAAAGAAAAACTTAAAACCCTATTAGTTTCTCTGCCATCAAAATCAATACTTATTCCACTGCTTGTTGGGGTAAAAAGCTCTCTTTGATTGACTGGGTTTTTTTGTTTAACAACAAATGGTCCGACCTCTCCATATGCAGATATTGATACTGTTGACTGGGGTAAACTATCTACAGAAAACGAACATTCATAAGAGTTTATATATCCGCTTTGAAAATTTATTTCTTGAGAATTAAATTCGACCCCTCCGTCAAAACCTTCTTCCATTAAAAGAAGTTCTGTTATAGGTTCATCGCTAGACATCATAACTCTCTGGAAGGAGAAATTACCTACTCCAGGAGCATTCTGTATTAAGTCAGCTGGGCCTACATATCCTAAAAAATTATTTTCTTCTGCTGGTATTGAGTAACTGGCATCCAAAGAAGAGACTCCTGACATTTGCAGACCATTTATGTAAAAAGATTGTTCTGCATTATGAACAAATCCCTTCATCTACCTCAACGATCCCCCTACCCTTTTCTCTTTTCCTATGATTTCTACTACAGCATTTTTTACTTTACTTGCAAACTCTTTTGTGTTCAATGGGTTGCTGGCTGTAGTTGTAGTGCTTCCATTGCCCGAAACATTTATGGAAATATTCACGTCCCCATGAGTTACGGTGCTTTGAGATTGATTAGTAGATCCTCCTGATGAACCCAAAGAACCATCATTTATACTTTTCATCATTGAGGATCCGTATGTTTTTACTGCAGATGGATTCATTACATATTCTCCTCCTGTAAGTAACGAAGGCACTCCACCCCCTTTATTTCTTCTCAATTCCACCTTGTTAGCATCTAGAGATCCTCCTTGGTTATTCTGCCACATTGTTCTTGCTGTGACTACAGGTCCTGCTACCTGTCCGTTCTGGTCAGGCTTAGTCAACATGTTTTGGTAGAATTTTTGCACACTACTTCTGTCTGACGGAGATTCGAATTTATCTGTTAAACTTCCTCCTTTAACACTAGTTGTGCCTTTCGTAGCTAAATCTTTTGCGGTTTTTTTATCAAAACGTTTTTGACCAAAAGAAGATTGTTTATATTTGTCTTTTGCGAAATCAATACCTTTGCTCAATAGAGCCCCTCCGATTATTCCGTAAACAAGACCTAATAGAGCATTTTTTTCTGCTTTTTTCCTTCTTTCCTTATTTTTCCCGCGCATTTCTTCTTGTCTTTTTGTTGACAAGTCTTCGTTGAATTGAGTCTCTTGATCTCTATAGAATTCTTGTATTTTTCTATCATTAGCCATTGCATAACCAGTTAATCCACGGTTAATTCCCACTTCTCCTTTTTTAACTTTGTATCTAGTTACATTCCCGTCTTTATTCTCTTCTGTAAATTCTTCTCTTTCAGCAGCCCTAGGAGCTCCTATAGCTAAGTTTACCCCTCCTCCATTCTTATATCCAGTCAAGCTTCCACTATTTAATCTTTCCAGGAAGTTGACTCCGTATTTATCAACAGATGACTTTTTGATAACGTATTCACCTCCCATTAGCATTGCAGGGACATCATCCTTGACCCCACTACCTCCACTAACCATACCTCCGCTATTTCCTTCGACTCGATCCAAGCCAGTAACAGAGCCAATCGCGCCAACCACCCTACTCGCAGCACTTTCAAGAAATGCTCTTTGTATCATTTGCAAGAAAGATATTCCTATTGCCGATAATTTTCCTTCTAAATCGTCTGCTCCACTAAGGGCGGCTTGCATAGCATCAACCATTCCGTTCTTCATGGCAAATGGCATGTCTTGACCCAGTCTTGTATATATACCTTCAGCAGAATTTTCTACTCCAGCAAATCCGCTTTGTAGACCGTTCCCTAGATTTGTTTTAATTTCATTAACGACTCCGCCTTCTCCTCTTGGCGTCGATCTCTGCATAGCAAGAGCAAGAAGTTGAGCGTTTTTATTAAGCGTTTTTAGTTGAGATTCAAGGCCCGCAATATTCGCGTCTGCTTTTTTTATCGCTTCCTTGTCTCCCGAATCAACAAGTTCTGTTCTGTTAAATCTCGCCGTGGTTAGGCTGGCTGCTAAATCAGCTTCCTGAGTGCTCATTTGTGCGAACCTATCCCTTTGACCTTGAGTTCCTATTGTTTGAGACTCCAAAGCTATTCTAGCTTCTGCTTTTTGTAAATTGGTTGCTGTCGGGTCTCCAGATATTATCTCAAATTCTTTTTGTCTTTGAATTTGACCAGTTGCACCCCTCAATGCTGAGCTAGCTGATTGAGCATTAACATCGAGATTTGTTAAAGCATTTATTTCCGAAAATGAACCTTTGCTATAATCAAAAAATTTCAATGTTTTACTAAAATTCTCAACAGCCATTTTTGCTTCGCGCAAATTAAATCTTCTTTCCATCTCCTTAATACCTCGATTCATTTGCTCTGATATTTCTTTCAAAGAGTTTGCTTTTTCTCTTAAAATGCCTTTCGGATCATTATTCCCAGCAATCGCTACAGCTTGATTAATTAAGTCTAGGGATTCATTTATACCTTCCGCTTTATCTACGGAATTTAACATCATATTAGTTAATCCAAGGTCAATGTTTTCCAGACTTACAACTTGACCTTTTAGTTTTTGAGCTATATCATTTTTAGATGCCCCTTGCCGCGCCTCACTTCTTGCGCTTACTGCCTTTCCTTGCTCATCCTTTAATGATAATAATTGAGATTCAAGTGTTTTTTGTTCTTTCTCTGCTCCAGATAAACCTGTTTCCTGTTTTTCTATTCTTAAGGATGATTTCAGATTTTCTAAATATTCCCCCAACAATTGCACACTTCCTTTTCCTGCTCCAGTTGCGGGGTCAAGCACTTGCCCAGATTTTCTTTGTTCGCTCGACTCAAATGGGCGAAGGTAACCATTTTTATCAAAAAGAAGATCAGCTCTTCCAGTATCTTTAGCTATTTGATCTGCATACTTTTCAGCGAATTCTTGCTGAGCATTAAACATTTCATCATCAAAAAAGAAACCTGCTCCAGAATGAGTCCCAGAAGAACCAGATTTACCACTATTTGCAACAGCGTTTAGGCGGAGAATGTGCTTCTCCACGGGCTCTAATCTGGCCTTTGAAAAATCTAAATCTGCTCTTTTTTTCTTTACTTCATTCTTCTTACTGGTTAATTTTTCTTGAAGTGTATCTATAGATTTAGTCCTTGCTTTTATATCAGATAAACCATTTCCCGCAAGAGCATTTGCAACAGTTGCACCTCCTTTGTTATTGTTCACAATTACAGTTGCTCCATTGCCAGCCCCAGAAGGCGAACTGGCAGGTGATCCAGGAGAGCTTTGTGCGGTAGAGGTTTTTGGGCCTCCACTTTCAGATGCTGCATTATCTAGTATTGGAGAAATAGAGTCTTTAAGATTGTTTAATGCATCTATTAAGTTTTTTTCAGACATTAATCTTTCTGCTTCTTTTTTAAATGTCTCAAGATTTTCCGCCTTCTGAATTTTCAATTCTTCCTGAAATATTTTCTTTCTTAATCCTGTTTGCCTAGCAGCTTCAGATTCATCATCTCGTGAACCCCTAAACCTTTCATTGGTTAGAGTCTTGAAATTGCTTACCTTGCCTGAGCTGATTCCTTTTTGTTTTATTAATGCTGTATCTCTTTCAATGTTTCTAGTTCTCAATCGTGCTTGATATAGTTCAAGCTCTTCTTGTATTTTGGATTGTATTCTATTTTGTGCTATTTGAATGCTAGCGCTTTTTCTCATTGCTGTTATTTGAGCTTCCATCAATTTCTTTTGCCTAGCTCTGTCGTCTAGTAGCTCTTCTGCTGCTTTAGCATCTTCTTTATTAAATTGCGCTAAGTAATCATATGAAACTCCTCCGCCTTGACCGATTACTGAATCTTCAAAATTTACCCGTCGGGTCGTACTTGAGTCAGGGTTTCTAGTGGAAACTGAGCTGGCTAAATCAATCTTTTTTAATGCATTGGATATATCGTCATCAGAGGTTACTCCTAAAAGCATACCGAGCCTACTTCTGGATTCGTCTTTCTTCTCTGCATCCAATGCATTAAATGAGCTAAATAAAGGAGATGTTCGAACTCCGCCTATAGTATTGAATGCCATACCGCGCATTCTATCAACTCGATCCCCATTTGTTGGATCTTCTATCCCAACAGCTCCAGCGAGTTGGTTGATTTGATCCCTAGTAAAACTTTGATCTTTTATTGTTCCTCTGAAAGCTCTAGAAGCAATGGAATCTTCAGCAATACCAATCCCTCTTTCTTCTACCGCACCTATTAAATCTTGCTTTTGTCTAGGAGTGACGGATTTTAAGTTCATACTACTGGAGTTTAATTTTCTGAGAAAATCTATGTCTGCCTGACCCGAAAATTCACTCATTTTAAATCCTATTTCTTTTTCAAGCAGACGTCCTTGCTGGTTAGACATAAACTCAGAAGAACGGCTTGGAGACATGAATTGAGACAGAAATTGAGTATTAGAATTTTCAGCTTGAAGATCAGAAGAGTTTTCTATTTTTTGAACTTCAAGTTTTAATGTCATTCTTGACAAAGCTAATTTTAATTTTTTATCTAGGTTGAACAATGCATTAGATGCACTCTCAGTTGCTTTTCTAACATTATTAAAGTCTCTTACCGCCCCCTCTGCCTCTTTAGCGATTTCCTCTATCCCTACTTCACCCTCTTTGAATGCAGCTACCATGGCATTCATTGATGATTCGGTAAGAACTCCAGCTTGAACTAACTTGTCAAACTGCATGAGTTCGTCCATACCCATAGATTGTGCCCCCCTGAGTTGAGTCTCAGCGGTCATTGATTCAGCCTGACGCCCACCATACGCACCAGCTGCTGCTCCAAGAGCAGTCAGAACTAAGCCAGCAGGGAGACCAACACCAGTAAAAGCAGCGAGCGCCCCCGCCGTCATAAGCCCTGCCCCAATCCCTCCTGCAAGAGTTCCAGTGCTTGTCATATCCTGCCTACCTTCGGCCCTGGTCCTGAGATCATTCATTTTTTCAGTGCTCAACATTTGCCCAGACATTTTTCGAGAGTCTACATTTTTTCTTATATCATTTAATAAACGAAGAGAGTCATCTTCATCAACATCTCCATTCCTAATCCCCTGTGCTATAATTGAACCCATTGCAACACCAGCATTTCTGGAGTTTTTATTTTTAATGGCCATTCCGAAATTTTGTGCGCTTGTGGCTACGGTCATTTGATCCTGTAAATCTTTTTGTAAGGCAGCCATCGCATCGTCATCTCCAGCCGCTAAAGATAATTTGGAAAGAATATCCTTGTCGGTAATGCCAGATAAGGTTCTGTTTACCATAGCATCAAGCTTAGCAATTTGACTTTTATCTCCTTTTTCAAAAGCTGATTTTCTTGCGTTTTGTAGGTTTTGTATATTTTGTGTGGCTTGAACATTTTGGCCTATTACTGCAATTTCTTTTTCCCTCATTCTTATTTGCTCATCAATAGTTAAAGTGGCTTTCTTCATAGAGGCAAAGAATCCCCCCATAGCACCAACCACCATTCCTGCTGGTCCAAAGA